AAGAGATCGTAGCATTTGATGCTTGGAGATTATTTCAAGCAATCGTTGTTCCACTTGTTGATCCAACACGCACTGTTGCAGCTGCACCGCCAAGGTTTACAGCAGTAGTAGAAGTATTTGCAAGATTAAATGTCGTCGGACCAGTGATGTCTCCACCATCAACATCAATGTCACCAGTGACGTTCAAATCGTTTCTAACATTCGTTGTACCAGTAACAGCACCAATTTCAATTGTTGTTGCAGCACCACCCAAATTCAATGTCGTTGTTGTAGTGTTAAGAAGATTTGCAGTTGCTGTAGAAGTAATATCTCCACCATCAACATCTAGGTCACCAACAACGTTTAAATTATTTTTAACATCTGTTGTTCCAGATGCAGCACCTAAATTTAACGTGGTTGCAGCACCACCGAAATTGACTGTCGTGGCAGTCGCATTTACCACATTCATTGTTGATGTGGTTGTTACAATATCGCCACCAGAAACTGTTAGATCTCCTGCAACACTCGTATCACCAGAGGATGCAGTTACATTAAACTTGTTAGTATTAACATTGAAGTCAGCAGTAACATTTGCGGTTCCAGTGATTGTCGCATTTTGCGTTACAGTTAGGTTTTTAGAGACTGCAACATTAGAATATAAAGAAGCATTTCCAACAACTTCTAGCGTAGAACCGACATTCAACGTTCCAACCACATTAGCATTTTGAGATACTACAGTATTCTTGCTAACTGTTAGATTGCTTGATAGAATCGTATTTGCAGCAACATTAAGAGTACCAGAAATCTCTGTATTACCATCAGCTGCTTTTACATTAAACGTGCCACTGCTAGTACCAATCTTGAAGTTGGAATTGACGTTTGTTGTTCCAGTTATTTGAACATTTGCGTTAAGAGAGGTGGTTCCACCGACTCTGAGTGTATCAACAATTACTGCGTCATCGCTGACTGTCAAATCGCCAGTTGTTGTTTCTCCAGTGACTAGAGCATCGCCAGAGACACTAAGAAGTGTGCCTCCAGTTGATCTTTCAATAGAAATAGAGCCGTTGGCAATCTTGAAATCAGAATTATCTTTTACATAGGTGTGATTGCGAAGAATATTACGATCTTTAATTAAGTCGTTTGTATTAACTCGCCACTCATCAAATGTATTTGTGACTGCAATAGTAGATATATTTGCGTTAGCCATGTTGTCCTCTATTTAAGAGCTGCGCGAGCATATGTTTAATCTCTGAAATTTCTGATTTTAGATTATTTATTTCCAAATCTCTAGCCTTATCCGCTTTAATTCGACCAATTTCAGCTTCGTATTTTGCTTGCACCGTTAAATCTGTACAAAAAATACCGCCTGTGGTTAAATCTTTAACATAACCAGTATTTCCAATTTTGACGCGCATTAATCACCTGGAACAGCAGTGACTGTTAGTGTATCAACAAAAGGGGCAACTGTTGGGTCAGCAGCTGTTAAGCGTAACTTGACCATAAATCGATTAAATGTACCACCAACAGGCATCGTATTTGTTCCATCGAAGTATTCAATACGCCCATTGAGAGAATATTTGTATTTAAGTTTAACAGGAGTCTTTTGATCTGGAGAGGTTGCGTTCACAACCTTCGACATTCTCACCCAATCTTTGTTGTTTATTGATTCGCTGTCTGTTGGCGACAAGACTTTAAAGTAAACTTGCACGTCTGTTCCAGATGGTTTAATTGCATCAATATCAACAACTAGATCTCCAGCGACAAATCCCTTTTCTAAGACAAGAATCTTAGTTTGGTATTTGGTGAAGATGTTACCGCTATTATCACCACTCTTACCAGTTTCTCCATAAATGAGTGCCGTTGCAGTTGTATTACCAGTTGACACTGATGGGGCATCAACAGAGATCGTTGGGGTTGAGGTATAACCACTGCCTGGGTTTGTGATAATAATATGGCTGATAGTGTTTCCGCCAGCAGGATTTACGTTACCAACTGCATAACCAGTTGCTCCAGTACCGCCACCGCCAGAAATAGTCACAGCAACATTTGCAAAAGTGCAAGCGGAAGTATTGGTATATCCAGTTCCTGCTTCTGTTATTTTAATAATATTATTATGAATACCAGCGTTGTTAATGATATTTGTATAAGTCAAAAACCCTGCACGTTCCCAGTTAACAATTGGAGAAACTGTGTTGTCAGTTGTTTGTAGAGTGACTCTAACATTTACTGCAGCCACATTTGAGTTTTCAATCAAACGTCTCTTCGAAGAAGAAGAACTTGAAATATTGGTATCTTTACCGAAACCATACTTTTCACTTGGTTGTAGTGTGATCCAATCAGACTCTGTTCCATCAAGTAATTTTGTTTTTACCGCATATGCAATTGAAGTTGGTGATGGTACAAACTGAGAGGCTGTAAGCGACATCGCATCAAATACAAGATTTGATGCAAAAAACTTACCAGGCGTTTTTCTGCTTAAATCTAAGTTTAGATAAATGTCAGAGGCTGATGTACTAAATGACGCACGATTGATTCTAAACATCAAATCTTCATTAAGCAGAGGATTCCAGTTTGATGCATTTTGAGATTTAAATAAGTTTCCAACATATGGCTGCTCAGAAACTCTTCTTTGATTATCATCTTCGTCAACAATAATATCTCCAAGTTTTGCCGTCCAAACTTGATAATCACCAGATTCTGTTTTTAGTTGAATGGCATATTCGGTTTCTGCTTCAAGTTGAACTGGATCCGCAAAGGTGAAGCGAGTGTTTGTTGAAGCATTAGATGTGCTTGGCACACCTGAGACTACGATTTGAGCAGCATCTAGTGTTTGTGATGCAATTGCCTTCTTTGATGGGTCTGGTAAACCATTTGTCACAGGAACAATTTCTACCGTAAATGGTAAGAGTTCTGTTGCGTCTGGTTTTGTTGAATCGTATGTTGGCTTTGCTTTGAAATATAGATCTACGGAGGTCAAAAACATACCATATTGTTTTACTGCAGCTCCATCAACTATCAATGCACCGCGAGGAGTAAAGAATGTTTGGCACATAAACTTACGATCGTTAAGTGCTGGTGTTTGCTGAGTTACAGAAGTTGGTGCTTGACCACTGGCAGGAGTTTGCTCATTAAGAATTGGATTTCTTGTATTAATATTGGTATTTGTTTTACCAAGCGCTGTGTATGCTGCAAATGCGCGCATTTTATATGCATTATCATTATGCGTTGCAGTATCAGTGATTGTAAATTTACGTTCACCTGTTAACCAACGCAATCCTGGTTGCGCTGGAATGTGGAAAATACCAAACAATCCACCAACATCATTACACTTATGTTCTCCAACAGAGTAGACTGAGTTTGATGTGCAGTTTGCAGGCAAATCTTTATCAACAATCGCCTCAAGCCAGCCTAGTGTAGTATTGGCAGAAGTTGCAACAACATTAGCCTTGAAGCCCATGTTGGTTCCAGAAACGATAGAAATCGTATTACCAACAATATCTGAGAGCCCATCACGGCTAACATTATTAGATGATAAAATAATAGAACGACTATTGATCGTATTTGCAGCAGTAACAACAGAAGACAACGCAACATAGGCATTTGCGCTTGATACTGTTATAGTTTTTCCGCTTGATGATGTTAATGTTTCACCAGCCTGAAATCTATTGTTTGAATACAAATTAGAAATTTGACGTTGTTCAATACTAATTCTTGTAGAATTGAAAAGTTTACTGCGTGAGCCATTCGTTACATCTGTGTAGAAAGATCCTGTTAATGGTTCAATAACCAGCACACCATCTGATGCGTTTAGTTTTTCCCATCTCTTAACCTTTCCTCCGAAAGAAAAGTCTGGAGAAAATGTTTCAGTGAAAATGTCATAATTAAAAATTAGATTATCTTCGGTCTGGTATACAATATCATTAACAAGATATTCAGTATCTGAAAGATCAGCAGAGCCTGATGTTTTACTTACTTTAAGTGTAATGAAGTTATCGTTTAGATAAATTTGATTTTCTGTTCCAGTAACTGAGGTGCCAAGAATTTCTGCATATGCCTTCGATGTTGCACCATACAACCCCTCATTAATCTTTAATTGAGTGAATGTTGTATTTGCCGTGACGTTGATATAAGATGCTCTTTGACAGAAATTGTTTACACGAATTTCGTCAAAAAATAAATTAGCAGATTGAGCTGGCTTTAAACCTTTAGCAGCAAAATTAATATCGTTTTCGCGAATAAATGGAGTCAATCCAATTCCAATTGGATTGGTATCATCAGAACCTGGTCGACCAGGTCTGAGCGGAGTTGCGTTCGGATCATCTTCACCGCGTATTCTATTTCTATTAGCCGCTGCTATCCCTTGTCCCATGTTACATTTTCCTCGTTATTATTCGGCTGGTGTTAGTTCTTCAGTGCTTGATCTACCTAGATTTGATTCTGTTTCGCCAGTAGGTGATGCAACAATTTGTCTATTATAGGCATATCCAGCTGGGAATGTAGATAATCCAGATTCGTTAGCAACCTTACTTGGCGCACCAGTCCAGGCATCTTGAACAAAGGTCTCAGGAGATACGCCAGCAAAATTCAATGGCACATACGCTACTGACTTTGGTTCGAGGTCTGTAGGCGCATTTGAATAGTGCGGAACTGTAACAGTCTGTCGTACATTAATTGCTTCAGAATCACCAACAACACCAGGATTTTTATAAAGATCATCACTGTATTTATAGCTGCCAAGATCCTCGTTACTCAACGTATCACTGAGTGCTGGATCTTGCTCTGGTTCTGTTTGAGTTATTTCATATGTTCGACCACCAACATCAGAAATATATGGAGCATATTCTAGTGAATAGAAGTAGTCACTTTCAGGAGTTAGTGTGATTGCTCCCTGATCAAACTTGGCTACGATTCCAGGCTGCACGACTGATTGAGTAGAGGCAAGTCGCTGCTCAAGTGCTTTCACTTCAGTGAAACTACATGCAACGAACTTATCAAAAACTCTACTATCATTTAAGTTTACAGGCTTTAATCCAAGAGTAGAAACATCTTGATATGGACCTAGATATCCTTTCTCAATACTTGCAGCAAAATCCTTTGTATAATCTGCAATTTGCTTATTTTCAAAATCATCTACAATCAATCCAACAACTGGTTTTGTAACGCTTGGATTGGTTGGGCTTACTTGTGGATTGTTAAGTGCTGCTTTTTCTTTTTCTAGCAATGTAATTCTAGCGTCAAGAACAGCAACGTCATTATCAATTCTAGCAATATCCTTCATAGTATATCTTTTATTTTCAATATACTCTAGACTGATAGATCTGTGTGATGGTGTATATGGTGGAATTTTAATGACGTACAATGCCATTGAATTTTCATCTTCTGCAGGTGCTACTGGAGCAACATCTGGAACGCCAGTTAGAAGTTTAAATTCTTTATCCTTTGTGACAACCAATTTATCAATTCTACCCAAGTAATAATCATAGTCTAATTCAAATGGTATTGTTGCATCTGGTTTATAGGTGATAGCACCACCAGTTGCTGGTTCTTTAAATTGAATGTTTTGAGTAATTAATTCAATTGCACTGTTAACAGCAGAGTATGTAAATCCGCTGCTCACTCTAACAGCTGTTGCATTTATTACAGTTTGAATTGTTCGAACTTCACCATTAACTCTGAGTAATGATCCCACAGTTAGAGGAGGAGAAATAACATTTTGACTCAATGATAGGTTAGCAGTGACTAGTGTGCTAGATGTTGTCACATTAACTGCTGCATTTACGACCGCACCCTTATATGGTGCAACTTCAATACCAGATTTTCTTACAGGTCTCAAATCAATGCAATTTTGAAGTTCGTACAATTCACCTGATGGTGATGCATATGGAGGAATTAATCCAGTATCATACAACGTAGTTTTGTCATACGAAGAAGCTGAAGTATATCCTTTACCACTATAAGAGAACGAATCAAATAGTACTGCAGTTTGTCCAACAGGAGGATTTGCTGTCGCCTTCAAGGTGATTGCAGCGTGATCATAATAATTATCTTTCTGACCGCTAATAAATGTATAGCGATCTGTAATATCAGTCATGTTTGAAGTGTTTGGTGCATGACTAATATTTCCAGACTGATAAATCTTATTAATTTTGATTACGTCAGGAACAAAGAGTGACTGTCTTTCACCTGCAGTTTTTGCAATAGTATTTGCATGTTGATACCAAACAATTCCGTTTGCACTATCGATTGTAACGCCAGGAACTCCACTAATTGCAGTACCGTTCGTTGGCACATCATTAACAATAACTGGACTTCTAGCAACACCAAGAGCAGAAATTGAGGACACCTTTGTTTTTGTTCTTCTAAATCCGCTTTCTGCACTAGAAACTTTAGTCGTAATATAGACATCACCAGTAAATGTTGTACCAGAACCATTTTCTGTATAGAATGTTAATTCTTTATTTGTGGTTCTTAGAACAGATCGTGGACTTGCTGTCATATCGATGATTGCGCCAGCATTTGTGTTTGATTTTGCAACAACAATAATATTAGCAAGAATCTCAGAACTTGATAGTGTTGATCCGTTTGTACCGTAGGTAATTACCTCATTAGTATCAAACGAACCAGAAGAAATCGTTGCGGCACCATTAGATGTGAAACTGACTCCAGAGAATAATTTTCTTCTGGAAATATCAACATTGGCATCGCTACCATGTTTCACATAAACTGTCTGACCAATTCTGTCAGAACCAACCTTAAAGATATTCTTATCAACTAGTGTATCTTGAATAAAGGTGTTACCCTTTGAGTTTTTACTTCCACTTGCGATATTTGCTTGTAGATTTGCAGAAGTATATGATGATGCGGCATTCACTGTCATGATAGATTTAATAACATCAACTGGCATTGATAGAGTAAACACAGTACCGAGTGTTGGTGCACTAGTTGTTGCTGGCGTAAACTCTACAACTTTAGTTGATCCATCATAATATGTTACAGTATGTTTTGTTCCAGTTGCAGTGAATGTAACTGTGCAATTTTTGTAAGCATCTGATACAGAAGAAAAATATTGATTTAATTTTAAAGAAGTTGCGTTTGATGACAATCCATTTGCAGCACTAGTGATAGGTGTAAAATTGACATCTGTCAAATACAAATAGTATTCATTTGTAGCACTTGTTCTATCAATATTCTTAACTCTAGCACTACCAACTCTTGTTGAATAGTATTTGGCTGTGTTGGCATCTAGTGTGACTTGGTTGTTTGAGACACAGTGCAGATCAATGTCTTCATAATTCGTACCAAATACGATTCCGTTTGCTGAACCTAAAACGTTTGCAATTTGAAGGCGGTTTACATAAAGTGCATTCAACGGATAGTCTTTTTGAGTTTTTGATGTTCTTGCTCTAAGTGCAGAAATTCTAGTCGTTCCAATTGTTTCGAATTCGAATCCCTTCACATAAACTTTACCAGGAGCAATATTTAAAATAAATGATTCTGTGTTTCCAGCAGATTTTGAGGTATTCGCAGCTGCAGTAACTTCAAACTTTTTAACTGCATAGTTACCTGATTCATCAAACGTTCTTCGAGCGAATGTTTTCTCAAGTTCAGAGTAGATCGGATAACTAACTTGTTTTGTAATGACTCCATTTTCTACACGAAGTAGTTCGAAGAAACGAGAGTCGTCGATTGAATTCAAAGATCGTTTTGCTAGATTTAAAGCAAATTGATAGCGATGCGCACCAGGAGCCTGATAGTTAAATGACTCTTGAGCTGGATCTAACAAAGCAGCATCGTCTGATTCTTTAATGATTGTTTCGTCAATTTCTAGACCGATTCTATATGAAGGTGTGTTTGAATATGGTTCTAGGACGATAGTTTGAGGCTGAACTGTTACGAAATAACCATCAACGTAAAACACACCTTCGTTGATTGTAACTGTTGATCCTGTTCCAGAAAACCCTGCTGATGAGTTTACTGTCGCAGCCACCCCAGCTGCAGTATTGATTGTTTCTCCAGCAGCAAATGGACCACCGCGAGTATAATTTAAGATGAGAGTTCTATCGGTTGTAGTCGAATAGATTTGCTTAACTTTTGCTCTTGTTTTTGGTGAGCCAGAGTTAAAAACAACTGTTCCAGAAAATTCATCAAGGTCAATATCTTGATTATTTTGTTGCTTGTTTAGTTTAATATAGTTTACAGATGTATCGAGTGTTAAATGCCCACCGATTACTGGGGAACCATCTTGGAAGATATGATCGCCGAATTGTTTAAGCTGATTTTGTAAAATTGACTGAATTTGAGTAAGTTCGCGAGCTTGTACAGCATATCCTGGTCGAAATAGGATTCGCATGTAGTTTTCTTCGCGCGCACCGTTTGTAGCGTCAAAATCGTCCCAATATGGTTCTAAATTAAATTCCATTGATTTTACCTATTAAAATTCGACAACAATCTTAACTGTTTCGGTCTGAGATGTCGATCTGATGATTTTTGCACGGTTCTCGATATACAAAACCCTTCCGCTAAAGATATTTATATCAGGCGAATCAACATCAACGACGCGAGCAGATCTAGATCTATCTTGTTGGTAGATTGTATTACCACTCACAGTAGTCACATCCCCAACAATATTGTTTAGAACAAGAATATTATCGTCATCATCAAAGTGAGCAACTCTACCAGAAAACGTTGAACTCTCATAACTTGAACCCACATAAACGATCTCATCGTGCTCAAATGTAGGATTTGGTGTAGTCGTGTAGACAAGTGTGTACAATGGGATTGCAGCGGCAGTTGTGAAAGTTCCGTTTGAATATGCTGGGTCTTTTACGATGGAAATTTGACGAATATCGTCTGTTCCATCGTTTTGAACTTTAAGTAAACCGTCAACATCACCCCTGAAATCAACTCCAATCATTAGGGCTGATGCTCCAATCTCATTTACTGGGTTTCTTCCGTGACCATCTTGCGGACTAATTACAACTTGAAACTCTGCTGGCGTTCCAGTAATTTCGTTTTGCAGCGGATCATCTACTGTAAATGTTGCAGTTGTATAGTTATTTCCACCATCAAGTATATTAATATCAGTAATAACACCACTGGTCACATCTACTGTTACGTTAGCACCAGATCCATCTCCAGAAACAGTTCCGATCGCATAATTGGTAGTGGTGAACCCACCATCATATCCAGTACCACCATCTAAAATCTTAATTATATCAATTCTACCATCTACTGCATTTTCGAAAACTGTAGTATCTCGAATCACTGGCATGTACTTATCAGTGAAAAACTTACTCTTTAGCCCAGCTGGAATCGTGTACAAATACTTCCACTTATACCCGTCTCCAGTCTCAATGTAAGGATTTTCTGGTAATTGACCATCGACTGTAATTTCTGGCATTACAGTAGATTGTGCGTCTTCGTTATTGAAGAGGCACTTAAAGACTTGATCGTATTTGTTACGAACATAGAATTTATTAGAATATTGCGTCGTTGTCGTTGATCTTGAGAAAATGTTTACTCCTGTATAAGCCGAAGCGAATCCAGTATTGACAACGAGTGCTGTTGAATTCTTTGCAACAACTTCTTTTAACTCATCTCCAATTTTTACGATTGTTCCGATCGAAATTGCAGGTGTTGCAGTCGTAAAATTAATTGTTGATGAATTGACTGTATTTGCTAATCCAGCACCAACGGTAACTACACCATTGCCAGCGGCATTTACAATACGAGTATCTGCGGTTTTAACGAACAGATTTGCTGATTGATCATATGCAACATAAACTGTACCAGAAACCCAATCAACTCTTGGAGCAACAGGCTGAACATCGTTTGCAGTAATTTTCTTTAAAAGAATTCCATCGCGAATTGCTTGATACTTATACTCAGTGGTATCATATGGGGTTGTTATCACATCGTCATCTAAAACCGATGGATTAGAGACATTTGCCCATTTAGTTGACCTACCAACCATAATGTATACGTTGGCTTCAGCCTGAGCGATCATATGCTCAAAATTTTCGGCATTTGTTACCGCAAAATCTTTTGTAATTAATGATTTCATTTGTTATCCGTTTGTCTTGATAATTTTAAATCCAACTACGTTATAAACTGGTGTTAGTTTGTACAGAACATTTGCATTAGCATGACCAGTTGAACTATTAAGTTTAATTCTAGTACCGCTAACTTCTAGAATTGATTTTCTATATTCTGTTCCAGCGATATTAAATGTAATATTATCGTTCACCTGGAACAACAAATTAACTGCTGTTGTGTTTGAATACACAGTAGCATTTGCATTTCCTGCAACAAATCTTAATCGACCTTCTCCAATTTTTTCTAATGGAGCATCAAGAGTAACTTGAGTATCACTATTAACATTTGCAACAGAACGAGCATACTGTCTGTATTCATTCGTGTCTGTCGTATTTATGATGAGAATATCATTGTTAGAGATCTCAGTTAACCAACTTGATCCATTTCCATACAGAACGTTGCTACTAAAACTTGCATTAACGTTGACAAGTTCACCATTAGCAAACATTAAGTTCGATGTATGTACATTTGAAGAAATAGTAACTGTTTGATCAATCTGGTCTTTGATCAAGAATTTAGAAAGAAGTTGCATACCTGATGGGTGTGCGACGCGATAGATTGTTTCTTTATAATCCTCTAATGATTTTTCTGATTGAATTTCATAAGAGAAGTTATGATAATAATCCTTATTTTGTAGTTTCTTATCTGCAGACAAGAACCCGTCAGTATTAAGATAGAATCCTTCGTACTTGATTAGACCACGCAAGAATTCTGCGTTGGCTTTTGCTGTTCCATCTCCATAGTAGAATGGATATGCTCTATCCTCAATTGGGTTTACATCATTAAATGAGATATTGGCATTTTGAGAAAGAGCAGTTACTGAAACATTTCCAGTTGCAGTATTGATTCTGAATGGTTTTGCAGTATTAATAGAACCGCTAAATCCAAATACGCGAATTACTGCGTATGATGAATTTGGGCGATATACTTCATCAACAGTACCAGAGAATTCTGCAGCTGTATTTGTAACACCACCCTGCCAAACTGCTTCACCTCCAATTAGTGCTGTTGATGTTCCAAGATCGTTTGAAAGGACATCAACGACTTTTAGAGAAACCACTGGAGTATTTGCATAGTCAAATCCGCGATTAATAATATTAAAGTCTTCAATTCTACCAATATCTTCTGCTTCACCAGTAAGTTGCTCACCATCACTCAATCCATACACCGCAAATGATGCCCCAGTTCCAGTCGAAACTGCACCAGTTGCGTTATTTAAAATTCTAACTGATGGCATTGAGCCATGAATATAGCCTTCACCGTTTGCGTCAACTGTGATTGCAGTTATGGCGCCACCTGAAACAGTTATGTATGCATTTGCTCCATAACCTGTTCCGACAAATTCTACCTTGTCTGTGCTATTATATCCACTACCACCAGATAACAATTCAACTTTACCAATCTTACCCACATTTCTGACGCTTGGACGCAAATCAAAAAGTAGTCTATATTGTTTGATGTTTGTTTGATTAATATTATTTTCAAATGCTCTATCTAGATATAGAGTTTTAACATTTGATGATGTATCTTTATCTGTTACGATATAATCTAGAACTTTTGCATAATGTGATGTATCGCCAACGTCTAAAAACAACTTCATTCCATTATAATATCCATTAGAGGTTGGGAATGAATTATTTGCGCTGTTTAACGTAATCGTTCTTAATGCTTTATTATAAGTGTAATCAACACCTGCAATAAACAAATAATTTTCTTGTTCAGTGCTCCAGTCTGTGTCATAAATTGAATCTGCATCAAAAGATGGAGTTGTTTCAAATCCAGCACCGCTATCTTTCAATTGAATTGATCTAATTCTACCAAGAGTTATTGTGTCGTAGGAAAATGCTTTCCCTAATTGAGTGGTGCTACCAACATGAATCTCAATGTTACTTGTTCCACTCGGAGCTGTTGTAAATGATGCAGCTGCATTAATTGCAGCATTTGTTCCAGTTGTGGTGAATGCAGAAGTTACTGTTAAATGATAGTTATTTGTAACTGAATCAATAGTTCGCGTTTCACCTAAAATCTCAATTTGTTTTCCAGCAACAAGATAATTATAGAATCCTGGTATACCGTCAGCAAATTCTGTCTCATATGTTGGGGAACTATTTCTAGACGCAGCAGAAATACTATTTGATGTGACAACGTTGCTTCCACTCGTAATGTCAACTGTACCAACTAGAGGTTTAAACGAATCAATAGTTGCAAGCCTCGACACTCCATTATAAGTGCTAATTACAGCCGTGTTCACATTTGATCCAGTGCCGTCAGAGCCTGTTCCTGCAGTAATTCGAATCACAAATGACTCATAGGTATTTGCAGTTGTACTTGCAACGAACGTAGCTGTGTTTAGATTTACAGTTGTTGTTGTATTTCCAGAACTAGTAATGAATCCGACTCTGTTAGTTACGTTAGCAAAGTCATAACCATCTACGTCATTTAAATCAATATCAAGTTTATTGAATGTAGAATCTGTACAAAAATCATAACTTGCTGTATTTGCAGTATCAGAAATTTCAGTAATTGTTGAGATAACAACATTAGCACCAACGCCAGTATCCGATAGAACTCGAATATATGAATTAGGTTCTGCTCTGAAGAAATATCCTGGCTGTACAACTTCAACGGTTTCAAGAGAACCTGTCGTGACATTTCTGACTGTTGCAATTGCTTTGGTTGCGTCTGGTGTATCTGCAAGACCACCATAAATTACGACAGGATCTCCAGTTTTATATTTTGTACCTGTCTGTACAACACCGAATCTATTTCTATAAAGTCTGAGGTTTGAGATTAGAGAAATGATCTTAGACTTAAATGTCTGAGTCTCCCCATTCTCATCAATGTACTCAACGACAAGATTTTCACCAGCGTCAAATAATCTTTTTACGTTTGAAACATATACTTCTACAATTTCTCTTCCAGTTTGTTTGTCAACGCTCTGGATTGCTTTTTCAATAATACAAGTTGTTCTTGATGTCTCACCAATACCCTGACGTTTGTTTAGTCTACTTACGTCAAATGTTGAATATGGATTGACAGTAACTTTATATAATTTTGCAGTGTCATATATTGATACTGCATTTCCAAGTGGATTTGCAAATTTAAGTTCAACATTTAAGTTGGCACCGACTGAATCAATATTAATAACCTTACGCTTTTCATTCCCAATCTGAATATAAGAATTTGCAGTGATGCCTTCTGCTGCTAGATTGAAGCCATTGGCACTTACCATTGTTGGGCTTGCAACATTCACCCAAACATTGCCGTTGGAGACTAATGTTAAGGTGTCGGCGAATGAGAGACGAAGTGCTTGCGGAAGTTTCCATTTACCGTCAGACGCTCTAAGGATTTCTTCTTTTGGAAAAAAGACTTCAACTTCTTGATTGTAGAGAGCACGAAATAGAAATTTAAAAGAAACTGGCGTGCCTTTCTTTGAGTAAAAGTCTTTTGCTGCCTTGATTACTTTTTCTGTTGAGAGTTCAGTTTCTTCTGGAAATGAAGCAATAAATTTTGTTTTAAAGTATTTTAACAGATCTTGTCGAGTTGTATCGACATCGATGTAATCATAAAGACTTTTACCAACATCTAATGTTTTTGTATCTTGCTCAAGATACTCGTAATACTTTTTGAGTAACTTTGTGAATGTTGGTGCTGAGTTATTTGCAGCTGCAGTTTCAGCATCTGCTGAACGAATAAACTCAGGCAGCTGATCTTCAACTAGTGTTGAGATGTAATTGTTAGCAAACATTACTCAACCGTCTTCATGTCAATAGAAATTGATCCTACATCTTCCTCATCAATTGTGAGGATTCTGCTTCTATTTGATCCGAAGTTATTTGTTGCTGGTTTTGCAGTGATAAACAATGTTCTTTGTGGATCATTAGAATCACCTTCACCGATAGAAACAGGATCAAATTGAGTCAACGTAATTTTACCAAGAACATAATCTACCGTTCCAGCATTTGGATCTAAAACAGTTTTTCTGTTTTGCTGGTCAAAGTAGTAACTGCGAAGCACACCATATCTGTTTTGTACATTAACTTTAAGTTCAGCGGTGGAATCAGCAGAACCCTGATAATATACAGTTGCTGTAGCAGTTGTGTAACTTACACCTGGATCATCAATAACAACTTTAGTAATTACACCATTTACAATAACAGGATATGCATTTGCTCCAACACCATCACCCTCAATAACAATCGAAGGTGGGTCATCATAACTTCCTGGTGCTGCGATGATTTCAATGGAGCCAATACCAGATGATGTTCCTGGCGTTTCTTCTAGTTTACAGTTACGCAATACGAAATCATTATCGTATGCTTTAAATGCAGGAGTAGATGAAATTTTATATGTTGGGTCTTCTCTAGAAATTTGAGTTCCAAAATTTAATGTATAATTTCTTGAGGCACCTAGTTGTGGAATGAGTCTTTTCTGTATTGTACAAACAACGTCACTGTAACTAATTGATAGGTCAGTGTCATCAATTTTACGAAGAAGTCTTGAAACTTTATAAGAACTATTGAAGTCATCTAGATCAGAAGTTTTAAATGCAAGAATAGAATTTCTAATCAAACTCTTTAGTGAGTCGGAAGAGCGATTTGTTTTAGTCTTGTCATAGTGAACTTCAGCGTAGATGTTAAGATAGTTATAATCCACATCAACGAATTCTGGAATAACTGTTACAACTGAAACTGGCTTAATAACATCGTTAATCACAGTTAGTTTTTCAGTTTCTGTAATCTCATAACCATTCGTTGGCTTGGCTGCAACAAAAACTTTACCATACACAGGTGGATCATTTTCTTCTCCACCCCAGACATTGACAGATTGAAAGTATGGATAATTTTGTTTGATAATAGCAATTAGATCGTTTTTCGTAACACCGCGACCATTTGATGCATATGCTTTGGTGGATGTTGACCGAATGCTCTCAACACTTTCTTGAGAGTTTCCGCCAGTGGCTGCTATGATAGGATATACAATGCTTTGTTGAAAGCCGCCAATTGAATCAACAACGCTGAATGCATTGGCTTTGTTTGCAGCCGCGCCTTCTGTGACAATATACGTCACAATAACGATGTTTCCGTTTACTAGACTCTTTCCGATAACACCATCACCGAAATAGATTTTATATTTCCCATTTCGAGTCTCATCCAAGAAAAATGCTGCTGTAGAGGAATCAATTTCGGTTGCATCAGTTGAAAGAGTAAACTTTTCTGTTTTAAGGCTCAATGAAGATTCTTGTACAATTACTTCAAGAGTAGAAGTATCGATTCCAGCGTCTGGTAATTCGAAATTTTGATTTGGGTTTGTACTGGCATCGTATGTGAACGTATAACTTAATGGACGACCTTGGTAGATATAAAGATCGTCAAAACAGAAACGATTACATGTTTCGTCGTAATCAACTGTCGCTGTTCTAGTGTTCACAAACGTGTATGACGCTCCATTAACTGGAATAGACTGAAACTTTGTGAACTTTGGTAAGGTTAAAGAAGACTGAGTTCCTGAATCTCTGATTACTTGAAGATTTACTGTAGCGCGAGGAGCAACAGCTGATCTTGGAGTGTATCCAAGCATCTTAGCATGAGAAACGACTGAGTCGCGAATCAGTGCTGTATCAAGGAACATCTCGTTGGCAATCATATTATTATAGAATGCCATGTAGTGTGTGTTATATGCTAGGATGTCCAGCAAGGTACTCATACCAGAGGCTTCAAAATCGAAATCAGTAAATTCTTGCTGATCGCGTAAGAAGTTCTTTAGGTTGGTTTTGATTGTGGAAAAGTCTAGTTCTGATACCACAAGTTTTTGATCGGTATTTGCCATCAGCGAACCTTTTCGAGGAAAAAGTTAATTGTAATAGGTGCTTCTACGTTATTAATAAAGAATCTTAGAGTAATGGCATAACGATTTTGATCAGGTTGCGCCTGAACACGAATAGCATCAATTCCAACACGTGGTTCAAAATTTTTAATTGAATTCTGAATTTCCGTCTGCAAAACACTAGCAGTAATCTGAGAAACGTCTTCAAAGAGTAAAGAGCGAACGCGAGTCCCAAATCCAGGCTGAAATGGTTTTTCATATGGATTTGTCAACAAAAGATTTCGAAGTGCTCCGATTATCGCCGAGTTTCCAGTTCTTTTGACAACGTCTTTAGTAACTGGATGGGCTGACAATTTGAGGTCGAGGTCTTTGTATGTTCTTACATCAAGTGACATTCTTGTACTTCTTGTACCTTTTTGTTATTTAGCATGGTTTCGCGCATGGATCTTCTGGGACGTTCACATCTGGATCATTATTATCAACACCAGTATCGGCTTCACCAGTTCCAGTTCCAGTTGTCTGACGTGGGAATGGACCATCTACGCCGTCCAATTCATCCAGCTCACCGAAGTTTGGAATAGTCGTATTTGCTGTTACATCGTTATTGTTGAATCCAGGATCGTTGTATTCTTGATCAAAGTCGTCTAGAATTACGATAAAGTCGCTGGTTGTGGCATTACACCCCTGCCGCTGTGGGTTTGGATAAAGAATAATATCCAGATATTCATCTGAATCATTTGCCCCAGTGTCCTTTCTCTTTTTCTTAGAGCAAGAGAGGGAGAACAACTTGACCATCCCCTTAACGAGATTTTTCGCCTGATTTAAAACTGCAATATCCTGCTCAACGATATTTCTGACATCATCTCGCGCATTTGTTAACTGATTGGTGATATTGGTTATCGCCAAAACAGTATCTGCGTTTGAAAGACTGCGAACTGCATCATTTCTTAGATCATATCTCATTTGATTTAAGATTTCTCGAGTTCTACGCATCAACTCATCTTGGAATAGTGCTTGCGCCGCATCAGTTGGTTTTGATGCACTTACGGTCTGATAAATTCCGTTCGCTCTGCGGACTCTTGTTACCATTCCATCCATATACGTTGGATCGCCAGTGATTGATCCTGGAAGAGTGAATGCATTTACAATACCGTCTGGATCAACTAGATCTTCATCTAATCCGACAAATGGAGTCTCATTCGTAACTTTATAGACTGCGAAATTGTTAGCAGCTCTCACATAATCGTCGACGACAATCGTGGTATCTGTGACTGAAACAACGATATATTCTCTTGAATCATATAGAATTTTATTATTCGCAACCAAGTCTGATGTGAAACTTGTGCCATTACCAGTGATGACATTGTCCAAGCAAATTGAATTACAGACTAGTGATTTTCTAACTTTAAGTTCTTGATTGGTGCTTGTTGTACTGAACGCGCTGTTCACATTAAATGAAGTTTCTTTGTACAGAGTTTGTGCTACAGCAGAATTATAAAATGGATAATATACGGTTAGATAATCACCTAGAGTATTAATTGTATTAACCTGACGCACCTCTCCATTAACAGAGATGTACATGTTTGTATTAAGTGTGAGCGTTCCACTTGTTTCAAGCAAACTGTTTGCCAAATTTAGAGTTGCAACGTTTGCTGTGATTATCTTGACATTATCTGTTAGAACATCCACAGAAACGTTAGCCGCTGCACCACCAGAAGTGGCAGTGAATGTTTTATCTACAACTATCTTTTGTTCTGATGAAACAACAATCGTATCACCAATATCAACTATCGGATATCGACTTGAACTTAGATTTGGCGAAACAACAACGCTAGATGCAATATTAACATTTGCACCTGAATATGAAACGTTGCCATATAGTCTTTGCAGTTCTAATGCAGATCCAGCACCACCTAGTCCAGAAAGGTTATCGGTATGTTGCTCGTATTCGCGGATTGCTTTAGCAAGTGAATCAGAAGATTCAGCCATATTAATCAATTCACCCAACATAAATGGACCAACTTTGTAATTGTCTGTGTTGGTGTTTACTTTCCCAAGACAATTTAGTAGGTTGTTTCGAGCAGATACAACACTTGAATCGGTCTTAGAAAATAATTCTGGTATGGATGCTTCTAGTCCTGCATAATTGTTTGCTGTATATTTGTCTAAAAACTCATTGATATCATTCAATGGACTAGAGATATCTCTATCAAGTGGAGATAGAAGTTTATCACGCACTCCATCTCTGATTGGATTGATGAAATTTTGAGAAAAGAAATCCTTTACGGCATCCACACCTCTGTCGATGCTGCTCTTAATACTTGATAAAAACTGCCCAAACTTACTTGCTTGGAAATTGAATCCGCCATTTTTAGCAAATGGAATCGGAACACAAGAGAATACCATCGCAAGTGTTTGAAGCAGGGGTAGTCCTCCGATTAAACAGAGGATCAATTTAATAATTTTTCCGATAATTTTACCTAGGAAGACACGTTACTCCTATTGAGTTGTTCTACGACACTTAATACTACAACATATGCATCGTATTTTTGTTTTAAATTGTGCTCGTACAAGAATTGTTTGTCTTGATTAGAAAGAGGAGCAAGTCTAGACATCTTTGCCATAATCACTTGATATTCTTTCAAATCACGTTGATTGATACACATATTTATCCAAGTCCAGTGGCACTCTTAAACCCTGAAGTTGGTTCTTGCGCCTCCACATCATGATCAACGGGTTGCGAAGAAGTTATTGCGCCATTTTCGTCTTGAGTAAACATATTTGCAACTGATTTTGCTAAGACAGTCGGATCCGTGACCCCCTTTAAATCACCAGAAATAATTAGCCCACCTGTATTTGCATCAATCTTTCCTGTCAGTGTGCATGCAGCATCTTTCGCCAATCTAACGCTGTTGTTTGCACCATCAACAATTGATGATTCTGTTACAGCTGTTTCTGTTTTTCTCACCTGATCAACTTTAGAAAACTTATCTGTTTTGGGTGGATGTGGAGATCTTGAAGGAACTTTCTTCAACGGTGCAGCATTTAATACTTCTGGGTTTGCCATTATTCACCACCTAAATTAAAATTTGGTGCTTCTACTTTCACTTCTCCTGGTCCAATCATTTCAGGTTCAGGGATTTGAAGCACCTTTCCAAGTGGAGGCAAACAGGAATTAAAGTCTTGAATGCCGTGTGTTTTTACAACTTGAGCATCAACTTCAAATATATTTGCAGTGCTATGAACAAGCGTGCCACCGAGAGAAGTTTGACCGCCGCTTGCAACAGAAGCATTCTTACCACCAAAGATTGACGCATTTACAGCACCACGAACAATAGCAGTTACACCACTGATGGCTGCAGAAATTCCACTTGCGCTAAAATTTTGTCCTGCTTTAGCAGTTAAATTTGTTGATGCTGTTAAACTAGCAGCAGCACCTGAAACTAATTCAAACCCCTCACACTCAATTCTGATCTTACCATTTACGCGAAGAAAATAATCAGAATCAATTGTTTCGTATTTGGTTCCATTCACATAATTACGATGATCTCCCATAGTCACGTCGTAGCGACCTTTTTGAGATTTAATTTTTGTATGCCCTTCTGGAAGGAACTCTAGAGTTGATCCAGTTCTATGAGATAGTTGAACGCGCTCAAACTCATGCGTGTCATCCATTTCAAACGCATGTCCAGATTCAGTCTCAGTTACATGATTGAATGGATATTCAGCATTAAATGATGGGTATGGTTCATCCCAAGTTGATCCTGAATCAGCGGTCTTAATATCGACAACTCTTGTTTTTCTCTGAATATCGATTGTAGTGTTTGCAATAGAAGAAGATGCAATACCATCATAAGCACCATTCACAGATCCACGAACAGGTCTCGCCAATCTTGAGATTGTTGGCTCACTTAAATGTTCTGGATATCGTTTAGGTGTATCTTCTGTAATATTAACGCCTGTTGTATCTGTTTTAATTGTTGCTTCTTTAATCTTTCTTGGGAAATTTTCAGCTGTCTTTTGCTCTACGGTGAGTGGATCTGAGAAGCCTTCTTCTGGATCAAGAAGTGGACCTTCTGGAATTCCTGGAACTGTACCCATGAGAATTGGGTATAATCCCTCTTTACCATCAGCAAAAAATCCAAATACCATGGTGCCTTCAGTTGGTGGCTGCACCGCTTTTACTCCATATGGAACAACTGGATGTGCCCACGGAAGATCCTCTGTAGAGATCTGATCGCGTTTTTCATTGTGCCAACCAAAACAGCGAACTTTACATCTCCCGAGTTCAAGTGGGTCTTTTCGATCTTCAACGATACCAAACCACCAAACGAATTGTTGACCTAAAAAGGCAGGTGCGTTAATGTCCATCAAAAGTCTCTCACTGTTTTATAAACACTTGATGTATTATCTGCACGAGGGAATCCTGTTGCGACTGAATTCTTGCATAAAGTTAATTGAGTTTGTAATCCACCAGATTTTGTTAAATTATGGCGAACTGCAGTAATCAAATATTTACCCTTGTAAAATGAATCTAACACTCGTTCGTTACTTAGATTTTTAGTAAACGCTGGTAAATTGAAATTGACTAAAAACCCAGCGGCATACAATGGATTGCCAGAAACAGTGCATTCTACTAAAGTATTTTTTAATAAGTTTAATTGTGTCTTTCTTTGTAATAACACCGTTTCAATATTAGAGTCCTGCACCTTTACACTTCTTTCTGCAAAATATGAGTAGTTTGTCTGTCCCAAGTTTGTTAACCAATAATTGATTTCGGAATCAGTCTCTGCATAAAGTGGTTTTTCGTTTCTATTTTGAGCATCATTTAATGGGAAAGAACCATCAATTAATATATTTTTAGCAAAAGAGTTTACAACAGTATAATCGATCGTACGATATTTCTGTCTTATGAGATCCAATGTTTTTAATTTACCAGCATATGTTGCTTTTCGAGTATTATCAAGAATATTGAAAACTTGTTCAAAATTAAAGTCAATAACCTCATTTGAGGTCGTTGCTGTTGAATCATTCACTTCTTTTGCATATTTAACAGAACCATAGTTGAGTGTATTGAGGACTGGTCGCTTCAGAAGAGTTTCTAGAGAAATAAAATTGTATCCATATCTATTCTCAAAAAACAAAAACGGTGATTCATTAGCATTAAATGAATATGCAGCAAGATAATTAATCGCTTCAAATGGTTTATAGTTCGTCAAAACGTGTCTAAAAATTCCAGAAGATGTTTCGAAATTTTCTGCAGCATTGACTCGTTTTTTATTTGCTCTTAATGTTTGTGTTAAGATGTTATACACATGTTGAGTTGCAGAAACATCTTTCAGAGTTTTAGATATGTTTAATTGATTCGAAAATACAAGTTCTTCAGAACAAAACCAAACTGTGAAAAATTGAGACTGATTTTTTAAATTTGGCTTTCTATCACTAATTTTATAAATTCTAAAAGTTCTTTCATATTTTAACTGCCCTTGATCTGGTCTTTGGAAAGAAATGTAAACATATTCATTTCCGTGAAGATCTAGACTAATTGACGAGCCGCTGCCGTCTGCAATTTGCATTGATCCAGTGACAACTGGATTAAAGATATCTTCGTGTATATTTAAAATATTTACAGCATCAGTAATATCATTATTTGCGCCAGTTGAACTGACGATCTTAATTGTTTGCTGTATATCTCTATTTGTTGTAGTCGTATTCAGATTAGCCATTCAAAATCGTTTCCAATTCAAAAACCAATGGTTGGATATATTGTGGTTTAAGCAATTTAATTTCTCTCTTTTCTTCATTTAATCTATATTCATGATCATAAACCATAACTTGTTTATAGGTACTTTTTTGCGTAAGTGTCGCAGTGTTTGCAGAGGATGGGTCTGCATTATTTGCGTGAAAATGATATACTTGAGTTGTTGGAGTATTTACAGCAACTGTTGAGAGTGTGTTTGTGGTATAACTATATTGATCAAGAGTAATGATATAATTGTTTGTGGTCACAGTTGTCGCGCCGTTCACAATAGCCAACGTGTCTTCAACCTCAAGTTCATAATGATGAATTGTGCTATAGGCTTCTCCAATAGAAGTTAGATCATATTGTTTTAACATCTTTCGTTCTAGTGCAGGCTGAGTCAACGGAAACTCAAATTGAGCGTCCATAATATCATTAACGTAACATATGATCCAATGATAAGAAGGATCGCCATATTGTTTATATGCAACGATATCTGGTGTGTCACCATCGGCTAGTTGATATTTGTAGAATGAATATGCATTATTCAACACTTGACTGCGAACTTTAAATCTAGAAAAGATATTTGTAACTGCTTTTGGGCTCTCAGTCTTTAAATTAAATGCATAAAATAGTTTTGGAAAGTTTGAAAAGAACGACATTCTTAGTATCCTTCAGCGACAGAATTTCTATCAATGATTGCTGTTTCTTGAAATGTGAGTTGCATTCTAGTTTCAACTGGCATGCCATCATCAAAAGTCGCAAATCCATTTGGAGCGTAATCTAGATTTAATCCAGTCAAAACACATTTTTTAGTCCTGAACAATTTATCATTCAAGTTACCATTACCATCATAAAATTCAATCTCAAACTGAGCTGGCGGAATAAAGTAACGACCAGTTGAACTGTCTGGGATTTTTGGAGCTGAATACAATTTCAAAAGGTAGATGATTGTTTGAATGTCAGCGGCTTCTCTTCTATTTTTCGGAATCATTCTAAAATCAAATACGAATCGACGCAAAACTGGAGATGTATAGATCATCTCAAGTTGCGGATTAACTACTCTTCCTGTTGTCGCAAATAATCCAAGTTTAGTTGCACTTGCATCTCCACCCAAAAGTTTACTGGCTAACGTTGCAGCCATTTCACCGATGTATGGATCCATTTCTTCTGTGCCACCCTTTTTTGCGGCGAGTGCTTGTGCAGCGAATCCACCTAGTCCAAGAGTAGCAGTAACGGAGAGTGTTTCATATTCGTTATCGTAACTCGTATTGATACCCTCTGGCATGAACAGTCCAATTGCTATCTTTTGTTGATCTACGTTTCGTTTTAGTGCAAACGATTGTAATAGATTTTTTGCTCTGTCGATGATCGAACCAGTGCCACTAGTTGAGGTGCCGAATAAGACGTTTCCTGCTTGATTTATTACATTTTGACCCGTTTCAGTCGTAGCGGCTACGCCAACTAAAGCACCAGTGAGTCCAGCTGCAGCTGCGCCTACAGCACCCGCTGCGATTGTTTCTCCACCAGGAATTGCTGATACAACCGCACTAGTTGCAGCTCCGACCTGTGCTGCTCCACTTCTTAGAGAAGCGGTCGTTTGGTCAAAAACTTCTACGGAACCAATTTCAAATATTTTTAGTAAAACGTAAGGAACACCATTCACACCTACATCGCTTGGAAATCTAAGTATTTTTATTTCTGTTGGATTTTCTACTGTTAAATCCTTTTTAGTCCCAGTAACGACAACTTCTTCTAAGCCAGCCAAATCATCTAATCGAGATTTGGTTGTTGCGGCATAACTTGAAGGTTGACCAGTCTGTTTTTGTTCATCAAGACCAGCCTGTTTAGTGGCGTTATTAATTGCCTCTTCTAATGTATCTGCCATGAATAGTTCCTATAAATACTTGATGGCTTATAGTGGTAAATTCAGTCCGAAAAATACCAATAAATATTTAGGTGATCCTACGAACGTCTGGTATAGAAGTCTATGGGAACGCCGAGTAATGGTGCATTTGGATGATAATCCAAACGTAATTGAGTGGTCTAATGAGGAGATCGTCATACCTTATTTATCCCCAGTGGATAACAAAGTGCATCGATATTTCCCAGACTTTTTCGTAAGGACAAGAAATAGGAATGGCGTTATACAGGCAATGATTCTTGAGGTTAAACCTAAAAGCCAATCAATACCGCCAAAACAAAGAAGTCGAGTTACGAAACAATATATCCGAGAAGTCATGACTTACGGAATAAACGAAGCAAAATGGAAAGCAGCAACTGAGTACTGTAAGGATCGAAGTTGGACTTTTAAGGTAATTACTGAAGAAGATTTAGGAATCTGATGCCATCACTTTTTGACAAATTAAGTAGAGAGATGAATGCCGCAGGTATTCGTCCAAGAACAGACGCAGCTCGAGCATGGCTTGGGGCTAAGATCGGAAAACTTCGAATCCCATCCGACCGTTCAAATATCTTAAACGATGCATCGCGTATCTCAGCAAAGACACTGATAGGTCGTATGTATTTCTATCATTATGACCCTAAACTCAAGGATACGCTTCCTGTCTACGATAAGTTTCCGCTTGTAATTCCAATTGAGCCTTATAGCGACGGATTTTTGGGGTTAAACCTTCATTATCTCGATCCATACTCTAGATTAGCACTTCTTGATCGCTTATTGGATTTCGCTAACAACGATAAATATAATGATACGACGAAACTCAATTTGTCGTATGATCTTTTGTCAAGTGCTAGAAGATACAAACTCTTTGAGCCATGCGTGAAACGCTATTTGCTGAATCACATCAGATCTTCTGTGATATACATTGAACCAGACAACTGGGAAACAGCAATCTTTTTACCAACTGCAAAAATGGTGTATAAACGATAATGGCACTAGATGAACCACAAGAAGTTATTCAAGAATTTGTAGTTACAACCAATCGCCCACCTTATAACTATTATGACGTAAATAAGATTTTACGACATAATCTCTTAAAGAGCGCGAAGTTTGCCGTCCAGTTTCCATCTCTTCCAGAAATTATTGGAATGAGTGTTAAGAGTGAAGACTTAACGTTCCTTTGCGACTCAGTAGAATTCCCTGGACAATCGCTCACAACTACCGAATTCAGAACACCAGGTAAACTTAAACTCAAAGTTCCATATCTTCGCGAACAGAATGAAGTTACAATGACATTCTATCATAGCGAAGAATTCCCAATGTATGATCTATTCGCAAATTGGATCTCAAACTCCTCGCCAACAAATACAACAAATTACTATTTCGACGAGATCGTTTGTCCAGCGATAAACATCGTTCAGTTTGATGAGGTAAGTGGGTATCTTGGACTAAAAAATAACATGTCCAAATACATGATGGTCATTTTACGAAAAGCCTATCCTTTGAACTTTGCCTCCATGCCTTCTAATTGGGCAGACGACGGATACCATAAAATGACAGTCACGTTCTTTTATGAAGAACTCCAGACGCAGTGGGCAGCAGGAAGAAGTCTACCATTTATGGCTGATAGATTTGGCGTAACTACAGATAATACAAATGCCGACCCATCAAATAAGGGAAATCCAATATCTAATCAAAATCAAAATCAAATAGGAATATAATGAGGAATTGATATGCCTTTACCAAAAATAGATTCACCAATCTTTGAATTGAAATTAGTTTCATTACCAAACCCAGTTAAGTTTAGACCGTTCTTAGTAAAAGAAGAAAAATTACTTTTAATGGCACTTCAGGGAGAAGATGAGGACAATATCTACAAAACGATTAAACAAGTCATAAACAATTGTTTAATTAGCGATATCGATATTGATACGCTCCCAATTTTTGACATTGAATATTTGTTTTTAAATGTTCGTGCGCGATCAATGGGCGAATCAATTGAAAGTTACTTTATGTGTCGTAATGTGGTTGGTAAAGATAAAGATGAAAATGGAGAACAAATTGATGTTGAGTGTAAGAATTTAATGCCAATTAGTATTAACATTCTTGACATTAAACCACCAGTTACCGACGTACAATCTAAAGTTTATGTGACTGATAAAATTGGAATTCAATTAAAGTTTCCAAATTTAAGATCATTTAGATCAATTGAAATGTTGTCAAATGAATTGACAAACGAAAAACTCTTTGAGTTGATTTACGAATGTACAGATTATGTTTTTGACGAAAATGGGGTATACTATGCAAGTGAATCTTCGAAAGAGGAAGTGCTGCAGTTCATTGATGCTCTAACACAGGAACAGTTTGATCGTATTGTTGGCTTTTTTGAGAGTCTTCCGAAAATTAAACACGACACAACAACAACTTGCCAAAAGTGTGGATTCAAACATGATCTCCACCTGGAGGGTCTCAACGATTTTTTTATCTAACTTTTCGTGATGTAAATTTGAAGGGATACTATAGCAATATGTTTACACTAGTGCATCAATATAAGTATACCCTAACAGAGCTTGAGAATATGATTCCGTGGGAAAGAGACATGTATATTGGAATGGTGAACAATTGGGTGAAAGAAGAGACAGAGAAACTAAAACAACAGAGTACCGAGTCGCAACAAGAAATGCAAAAAATGTTTAGAAATCTTAAATCTAAGAAGAAACGATAATGACAATCGCAAGTGTTGCACAAGACCTGTATACAATCCAGTCTAGAAAAAATGTTCCATTTAAAACGGCAGCATCTATTCTTCTACGTGAAGAACTTGCTGCTCGATTTTCTGTATACAATATCGTAAAGATCGTTACGAAGTCTAGTCTCCTTGCAACCATTGCGCAAGCAAAGTACGGTAAACAGACTCCTGAACAAAAAGCGCAAATGGATAAAGAAAAAGAACAGCAGCAAAGATCTGCTTTGTTCCAGCGATACACTTTATCATCAATTGCAAACTTAAATCGTAGACTTACTCTGCTTTCTAGCATTGTAGAGCGAAACAATCAACTTGTAACAAATCTGTACAATGAGATTGGATCATATAGAATGGGCAGAAGAATCAGTCCTCAAATGCTTTCAAATCCGAGAGCAATTAAGATTCCGCTCAACAGATCAATTAAAGGAAAACTCGACGAACTGTCTGCTGAACTTGCTGAACTGAAGAAAATAAAAACGATACAAAAACAATATAGACAATCCAGACCAGCTCCCAAAAAAACTAAAAAAGAAACAGAGTCTGATTCAACTAGTGGATTAATCTCTTTTCTATTATCTAATCCAAGACTAGCAATGACATTGATGGGTGGAGCAGGAACGGCAATTGGTCTTGGGACATTTGCTGCACAAATTGGATCACTAATTACCGCACCAAAATTAATTGGTCGAATGACGGATAGATTTAGTGGTAAGCCTGGGTTTGAAAATCCATTGGCAGAAGAAGCCAGTCAATTTTTTGATCCACTTTTGATGGGAGCAGCGGGATACACTGCGGTAAGAGGTGGTCTTGCGGCAACTTCAATTGGGTATGATTTAGTACAAAAAATGAAGGCAAAAAGATTAGAGAAACAATTAACAGAAAGATATGCCAGTGGTAAGGGTCCACTTGCTCAAAAGTCAAGACCTAGAGAAAGAGCACAAAGAATTGTTCAAAGAAAGTCTGGACAAATCGGAAAATGGAAACAATTAAGTCCAGCTCTAAAAGGAATTGCGAAAAGATTACCAGCATTCATGGCTGCAGATGTGGCATATGAAATTGATAGAATGTCTGGATATGTGGCAGATCATTCTACAAATAAGATGAATGATAGCCAATTTAAAGAAAACATGACCAATAGTTATGCAGAACTTATATCAACTGTCGGAATTGGTGGTGTTGCCACAGCGTTTGGTGGGATCATAGGAACTGCAGCGTTCCCAGGTCTTGGAACAGCAGCTGGACTTGTTGGTGGTGGTGTTCTTGGTGCAATTGCGAGCATTTACGTTGATGAAGAAGATTTAGATGGAGTTGCTTCAAAAGTATTTGATATGATACATCGCGACATAGCACTTCGACTTGAATCATCTAAAGAAACTCCAGGGACGCCACCAGTCACAGGCAGTCGTCGAAGAGTTGGACGGCGCGAAATAACAGCAAGTGACTATGCAAGAACTCAAGTTGCTGCTACTCCAGTGACAAAAAATTCTGGAAGAAAACTGCTTGATTACATTGGAAACCTTGAATCGCAAGGAAATTATAATGCTGTGAATTATACAGCAGTGCAGCATGGATATCCAAAATCAATGGATTTAACCAATAAGACTCTAGCAGAAGTCTTGGCACTACAAGCACAAATGATCAAAGACGGTGCAGCAAGTAGTGCAGTTGGAAAGTATCAATTTTTGCAAAGCACTCTCAAAGAAGAAGCGCAGAATATGGGTCTTGATTTGGCAAAAACAAAATTCGATCCTGCAACTCAAGACGCATTGATCTATAATCGTTTAGTTAGAATGCGTGGCTACAAAGATTTCGGAAACAATAAAATAACAGCGCACCAATTTGTAAAGAATCTTTCAATGGAATTTGCATCAATTCCAGACCCTGATACTGGCAAAAGTTATTACCAGGGTCTAGCAGGAAACAAGTCTCTTGTAGCATTAGAAAGCATATATTCTGCAATTGGAGCATCACCAACTGATGTGGCATCAGCAGTCAGACTTGCTCAATCTCCTCCAGCACTTCCAGCAGGTGATCGATCTGCGCAATCACCACCAGATTCTCCACTTGTTGCAGATACAGATGCAATAGATGGTGAATCAACTGCAATTACGGCAGAGGCTGCAGCAATGGGGCTTTCTCAATTAAGTGCACAAGTGACTGCTGCTCTGACTGGAATCGATTCTAGAATAAATGCTCTAGAAAACTCAAATCAAGATCGATCAATTAATGTTAGAAATAGAGAATCTACGATCGAAGAACTTCGAAGAGTTTATGGTGGATAAAAAAAGGGGAGCATCAGCTCCCCCGAAAACATCGATGGTTTTCTAATCGAAATTACTCAGCAGCAAGTTTCTCGAAGAATGCCATGTCATCATCTTCGACAGTGACATCCTCAGCAGTGACTCGCTTGGCAGGAGCAGAGCGAATGACAGGAGCGGCTGCTTCCTCATCATCAACTCGCTTTGCGGTTGCGCCAGACACACCACCAGCACCAAGAACCTTATCCAACTTCGCCTTGAGTTCATCATAGGACTTGAAGTTATCAGGCTTCAAGAAATCCTTGAGTGAATGGGCAGACTTCCAGACCTGTTCAATCTTCGCATCGTCGCCATTCAACAATGGAGCAGGAGATTCAAACTCCGACTTGTCATAGTTGCGATAGCCTTCAACGTTGCGAATCTTGACCTTGAAGTTTGCACCCTTCCAGAAATCAAACGGATTCATTGGAGTTTCATCAGCAAACTGCGGCTCAAGTTGTTCCTTGATCTTGTCGAAAATTTTCTTTCCGAACTTGTAAAGGAAAACCTTGCCTTCATTCTGCGGACGCTTTGCGTCAGAGATCACAAGAACGTTTGCGATGTAGGTCAACTTGCGCTTCTGCTTACGAGCAATTTCCTTGTTGGCTTCAATGCCAGAATTCCAAAGAACTGTGTTGTATTCAGAAACAGGATCGGTCTTGCCAAGAGTTGTGAGAGAATTCTCAATGTACCAACCACCTGGACCTTGGAAACCGTGTGACCAGATTTGTACCCACGGAAGACCATCCTCACCATCAACGGCTGGCGTATCAAGAAAACGGATAACTGCGTATCCATTGCCAGCAGCGTCAACTTCTGGTTGCCAGAAACGATCATCGACGTTCTTGCCACCACCATTACCTGCTGAAGAAGCCTCAACTGCTTTCTTCAACTTATCAAGGGAAGAACCCTTCTTTAGACTAGATAGACTCATTTGTATTCTCCGTATAGCGTTGTATTAATGTATATCGACTTGTCCACTTTTGTCATCACCATATCATTATATATCATTTCAGTCGGCAAGTAAAGTTTCCTTTGTCAGTTGCTTATACTTGTCAACATTCACTGCAAGAAAAGCACCATACTTGCGCACCTTTCTTGAAATCTTGGGATAGATGATGTCATCAGAAATCTTCTTGTCCCAAATTCGAATAAAGTCGAAGATGTTATTGAGAATGACCATTGTCTCAATCGTTACATCTTTTTGGAGGAATGCAACTAACAATTTTGGAAATTGTCCATCTTCGACTTTAAATAGTTCGTTGAAATTATCTTTGTTTGCAATCTTTTCAAGATCCTCAACGTAGATCTTGCTCATCGAATCTGTCTTTCGTTTCCATTCTCTGTATGTGGACTCAGCCTCTTCTTCAAGTAGACTTTTGGTCCAATTATCATCACTGTGTACAAAATTAGCAACCAGAAATGGAACCATCTCATCGTCGCGATACTTCCGCGCAAGACGGTGAAATAAAAATTTGTCGCGACGTTTTTGAAATGCATCTATTGAAACTCGAGTCTTGCCATCGTATTGAAAGAAGTTATATTTTTCTGAAGTAAAGTGTAACTTGATGGCTTGATACAATCCGTAGAGATCATATCCGTTCAACGTGTCACTCCTCGACGAATCTTATCCATATATTGCTGCATTTGTTCTAATGTTTCTTCGTCTAGTTCAGTTTCTTTTTCCTGTTTGGCATTTTCTTCAACAACTGCCTTAACCAAATCAGATGCACTCTTAGTCATTGTAAAGATAGCAGGAAGAACTAACCACCACATGCTTGATTGCATTACATAAATCATAACGCCAGTGAACGACCAAGAAAATATATTCCAAATTAATAACTGCCAACTCATATGGGCAACCTACCTCCGCGTGGAAGATATCTTAATTCCATTGCCTCGCTCTCAATTAAACCTTTTAGAGCATCATTGATCAAACTTGCTGTGACTTCAATTTCAAGATTGTTGCGTTCGCAGTATGATGTAATTGCATCCATGTGATCGATCTTTTCAACAATTGCCATTTGCATGATCATCATAGAGAAATTATTTTTTTCTTCGCGACTTGCCATATTAGATCTCATATGTGCTCAAGGAATTGTTCAACTGCTGAGTAACACGAACAAATGTTGCACGCTTACTCAACTCCTTCAATTCACTTGCTCCAACATAGGTACACGCTGAACGCAGACCACCTAAAATATCTTGCATTGTTCTACTGACTTCACCACGATATGGAATCTCAACCGTCTTACCTTCAGAGGCTCGATAGTTTGCCACACCACCATTATGCAGATCCATAGCAGTATCAGAACTCATACCATAGAACTTATTCTCACCAAACGGAGATGCTCCACCCTCTTTATGTCCTGCAAGCATTCCACCAAGCATCACAAAGTCGGCACCCGCAGCAAATGCTTTCACAACATCTCCAGGAACGGAACACCCTCCATCCGCTATGATGTGACCCTTGAGACCATGTGCAGCATCTGCGCACTCAATAACTGCACTCAACTGCGGGTAGCCGATACCAGTCATCTTCCTGGTTGTACAAACAGAACCAGGACCAATACCAACCTTCACAATGTCAACACCTGCGAGAATCAATTCCTCAGTCATCTCTGGTGTGACAACATTACCTGCCATTAGAACTACACTAGGATAACGATCACGAAATTTCTTGATGAAGTCGACAAACGTTTGTGTGTAACCATTCGCAACATCAATACAAACTCGCATCAGACGATTGCCAACAACGCTGTACACATTGTCGAACTTTTGTAAATCTTCGTCGCTAATTCCCATTGAATAAATGGTGCTGTCTAATTTTTTAGCAAAATGCTCAATGAGTTTTGTATCACTATAATGTTTTGTCAGTGCAACCATGCAATGGTGCTTGTTAAACTCTGCATCCATCTCTAGTGTTCCAACACCATCCATATTCGCTGCGATGATTGGAACACCAAACCAAGAGTTATAACTTCGAAAGGTGAACAATCTTTCAAGTTTTACTTGACTCCTTGAGGATAAAGCAGATCGCTTTGGTGTTATGAGAACGTCTTTATAATCTAATTTCACATCTTCAACGATACGCATAAAACCTCATTGATAAAATATATGATTGCCAATTTTACGAATTAACTTCTTTTGATTTGCCCATGCTGGATCAACATAGTCTGCATGGAAATACTTTGCAGATCCAATTATACCGTAGTGCTGTTTAGAAATCAATATATTCTCTGCAATCTTGATAGAATCAAGCCATGCAGAACTATTGCGATAAACAGTTTTCTTACCTTCACAGACCCAAGAGAATTGGCAGGTGCCTTTGATGCGCTGATGAACAACACCGCACACAGTCCGTGGATACTGTCTGCTCTTGACGCGATTCATGGTGACTTCAGCAACAGCAATTTTACCATTGCGTGGCTCACCACCTGCCTCAAAGTAAATGTTGCGTGCAAGGCACTCAACTTCTTTCAAGACCAATTGTTTCTTTTCGTAAGAGAGATTTAGAAACTCGACTTTGTGATTTAGAGTTTCGAGTTCTGATGTCAAGAGCACATTCGCTGTTTGCTGTGCATCTAATTTATCTTGCATCTTATTGACCATACTAAATGGTAAATATAGTGTGAAGAATAAAAGAGCAAACAGCCCACCCCACATACAGAACAAATTGTGATTGCGATCAAAATATTTTTCTACATTACAAAGTGTATCTACTGCATTCATGTTTAGGTCTCCATTATTGCAGTGGAAAGAAAAGGTTGGTGGTTCGCACCACCACCCCAGACTCGTTCTGTTACCAAGCGGTCAACTCTTAGCCATTACTTGCCGTTTGAAATAAAATCATTCAACCGTGTGGCTTTATCCAAAACATCATCCTCAGTAAAATACTTCGGATAATTTGGTTGAGATGGAAGTTGTGTTTTGTTTCCCATTGCTGCGGAGCACAATACTTCCCATTCGCTTTTAATGGTTGAGTGTCGAGTATTAAACTCTTCGCTCAGCATATCTTTTGCGAGTTTTACCAACTCTAGTCTAATTTCATAAGGTGTCATAGTCATTTTCATCTCCTTTGTGTGTTGTGTGTGTTATGACAAATGGTGCGTTTATTCTGTTTCCAAGAAAACCCACCGAAAACTCAGGTAATCTATGACTGCAATTAAGCAGCTAGAGCCATTTCGTAGTAATCGTCATTTGCGTTTACTTTCTTTGCGCTGATTAAGTCAGTCGCCTCACTGGTTGCTGTCGGGTTATTACTTGCCCTGTCGAAGCCAAATTCATCCCCATAAGATAGCCACCACGTACATTACTGCAGAGGTGATGGGCATTTGGTGGAGATGTCGGGGGTCGAACCCGAGTCCAGAACACCTTTAGTCGTCAGTTTACAACCATTATTCGGTTATGAGAATATCTCTATTTGCAACATGCTCATTGTATGCAGTCTGTGCTGCTTCTACTTCACTGTACGGAGCATTTTCTTCCAAATTGCGGACAATCGCGTCAGTTAGAATTTCTTTCAATTCTCCTAATCTATCATTGTATTCTTCTTCTGTCATGATAATATTTAGCCATTCAGAATTTTTGCAACAGCATTCATCGTTGCGGAAATACGACCGATGTCGCGAAGTTGTTCAACTGTCATTCCTTCTTTTTTGAGGGTATCGTAGTGTGCCTTTACACAGAAATGACACTTACCAACAATTGACGCAGCAAGAGAATATGCTTCAAAATTAACTTTTGAAGTGCCACCATGGCTCATAATCGCATTCATACGAAGTTGTGCAGGCAATCCTTTGAGTGCAGGATCTTCTGCCATCTCAACATATGGATACCAGACATTGTTTTGTGCCATGATCGATGCAGCACTCAATGCTGCATCGGCTTCCTTGCGATCTTCCAATTCTGCATCAAATGCAGTAGCAAGCCGACTATTTCCAGTTGCAAATGCTGCAGCGAGTGCGCATCCAGTTGCAACTTTTGGATCAAGCGTACTGCGATTAATCACAGCATCAAGATTCAAACGAATATCTTTAGCATATTCTGGAATTGCTTCCTTGATGATATCAACCCACATTTGCTGTTTCCCTCTGTTGTCTTGCAGCGATTCTGTCAGCCATCATCTTCATTCCAATTTCGTATGCTTCACGTGCTTTTGCAAGACGTTCTTCATCCATGTCATGCCAGCCAACACACTTCCCTGTTGGGCTGCGACCACAGTCACACGTTGCATTTCCAATTCGTGCAATTTCAGGAGGAATTGTATGTGCTAGACTTTCGCTCATGATTATTTCTCCAGTGTAAATTTATATTTACACAACTCTGTCGCAGCGGTCAAAGAGATATCTCTTTGCTGTACGCATTTCTGCATTGTTCAAAAAACCATCACCATTCTTATCAGCAGTTTCAAAAAGTGACTTTGTAACTGTGCAGTAGCGATTAATGTCATCAAATGATACTTTGCCGTCCCTGTCAAAGTCATATTGTGCTACGCGATCTTGCGCCAATACTGGAGCAGAAACGAGAGCGAATGCTAGAATTAATTTCTTCATTTTGATTTCCTTTAGTAAAGTATATTTGTAAAAGTAATTAACAACCAAAATGCTCCGAAACAAATCAACGGAATTAAAACTAACCCCCATTCCTGTAAAAATCGCAGAGCCTTATTCATGATTTTTGTACTGACATGTGTAAACGTATCGAACATCTGGATTCCATTGAACTAAACCAGGTTTATGTTTCAATCTTCCATCAAACGCCACTATTTGTCCTGGAACAAAATCGATGGCTAACTCTTTTTCACCGTACATATTATAAAACAATGTCTCACCACCGTTATCTGTATCCCATATTGTGTTTATGTAATACAATATAGTAAAGACATAACCATCAGTATGTGGATAATATCTGCTACCAGCCAAAGTACCATTTATCCAACTCCTAACTCGAGAACGATTGTGAACAATTTTTTTAATAAACTCGTGTTTATTCAAACCAAAATCGTTATCCTCTTCATCAGAAAATATACAACTATGAAACGAACCCAACTTACTTGATTTATAACCTATATCAGAATGATTCCCAAACATATACTTTGAAAACACAGCAAACATATAGAAATCATTTTGCTCTTGAGCAGTAAAAATATTCTGATATATGTCAATACTAGATCCGCAGGTAAGTTTTAATGATTTGTATACCATACACCATTCAAGCGGCGTTCAATGTTGCTTCGCCGATCTGGCGACCACACTGGCAAAGTTCACCCGTCTGCAAAGCATCGAGAACACGAAGTGTCTCATCTGCATTACGACCGACAGCAAGACTATTCACGGTAACATGCTGAATGACATTTTCTGGATCAACGATGAATGTTGCACGGAGTGCCGCACCTGCTGGTTTATAGAAAACGCCAAGTTGTTGAACAAGACCTTGTTCATCATCATGCCACTCATCACTACGCGCAGTGTCAGCAAAGAACCAAGAAGTGGTTGTTCTGAGACCTTCGTGTGCATTCTTCCATGCGAGTTTGCAGAATTCATTGTCAGTTGAACCGATGAGAAGAACTGCATCACGATCAGCAAAGTCCTTGTTCAACTTATCGTATGCAATAATTTCGGTTGGACAAACGAATGTAAAATCTTTTGGATAGTAAACAATAACCTTCCACTTTCCTTCGAATGATGTTTCAGTAATATCTTCAAAAGCATTGTCAGGTGTAAGAGCACCAGGTTTGACACCAGTGATGCGAAATTCTTCTAACTTATCTCCAACTGTCTTCATGTTCAAACTCCTGTATAATGAAAACCTATACGAAACCTATACACGATCGTATATATGTCAATTTTACGAAAAATTATAAGTTTTTTTGATTGTTTAATCTAATCGAAACGATTAAGATTCTCTATCATGCCAGACATTCTTATTCTACTATACAAGATCAACCTTGTCAAGTTTTTCTTGGTATGCTTGAATGTATTTCAACAATTATTGACGATATAACTCTAATTCATCCTCTTACACTACAAGAGTCTGACAGAAGTTTGCAGTATCTACGCCAATGAGGATAATGACCTGTTTCGGATCCAATCCTGTCATCTCTTTGAACATCTGGCGATAGGCAGCGGCTTGCATAAAGTAATTGCCGATGTTCTCTTTCTTCTTGAGACGAACGGAAGTCTTAAAGTCGATGACAGAGAGAATTCCATTATGCTCAGCAATACAGTCTACCGTTCCAGCAAGTTTAAGTTCGTGAGAGAACAGACGATCTTCCAAGCAATGAATGTTATTGACCTTGGCATCTATTTCTTGTTTCATTCGAACGAACAAAGACTTGACGTTTGGTAACATCTCTAGGGATGAGATGTCTTCATTCTTGAGATACATTTCGAGTGCTTTGTGGACGGATGTCCCACGAGTCGTGGCTTTACGAGAGATTTCATTGGCTTTATCATTACCAACTCTCTTGCGCCATTCTAGAATGGCTTCTTTACCATAGTCAGAAAGAACTGTGGTGACTGAAGGGTATTTCTCACCTGTGGGTGTGACATAGCACCGAGTTCCGTCAACGTTCTCTTGAAGAAGTTTCGGGAAATCATGACGAATATGATTAAACATTATTTTCTTTTTCGTACCTTTCAACTGCAATCAAGAAATCTTTGACAAGACTACTACGAACAATGTCATCAGTAGTAAATTCAATGTTGGTAAACGACTGCATCATCTTTGCAATTTCATGAAACTTCTTCATGCCACTTTTGTCTTTGTTATTGCGATAGAGATCAGTCTGTTTATAATCGCCGCAGAAGATAATCTTCGAACGATAACCCACACGAGTCATTATAGTCGACAATTCTTCAAAAGTCATGTTCTGACATTCATCGACAATAATAACGGCATCGTCGAAACTCATACCACGAATGAAACTTGTGGAGATGAATTCAATGCGCCCACATTCTTTTAATGCTTCGTATGAATCTCTTCGACCAAACAGCGTGTGATAGATTTGCATGTAAGGTTGTTCATACAAACTCATTTTATCTTCTACAGATCCTGGAGTGAAACCAAGATCACGCGACTGCACTGCTGAACGCACAATAACAACTTTATGAAATGATGAAGTCTTATCCAAGACTTCTTCAATTGCTTTGTAACAGGCAATAAATGATTTGCCAGTTCCTGCAGAGCCACAGAGCATGATAAAATAATCACCACGCTTGTATGCGTCGAAGAATAATGATTGATTTGTTGTGAGTGGTGCAAACTGCTTCAGTTCAGCAGCCTTGATTCTCGCTGGCTTCTTTTCTATTGGCTGATCACTGAAGACGATTTCAGTGTTTCCGTTTTTCTTTTTAGACACACAATATCCTTATTTTTGAAATAAATTATGTTTCTTCAAGACTTGATCTGTCTTCACGCGCTTGGTGCTCTTGCGCATGACGTCATCTGCTAACTTGCTTCTAGGATTTTGCTCTGCGATTTTATGCAAAACTTCTTTCCAAGTATTATCTGTTTTCTTTCCAGCCATGTCACCAGGTCCAGTGTAACTGAACAATGGTGCGTCGCTGTAATATCTTTCGAGATGAGGATTCTCTGCTTTGAATCCATCATAAGCAGAAACAGACATCGAATATTCTTCAATCTTTTTTGTTTTAGTGTTCACAAACTCATAAGTTGGCATATTAATATTTCCGAAAGTATCCATGGTTTGCCATGTACGCCACAAACTTCACACTTGGATATTCTTTCTTGAGTGAAAGAAATACCTCTAGGTTTCTCGCATCATCATCAAACAGAGATACAGATTTAAATTTGCCAGTATCAAGATATTGTTTGATGAACACACGCTTTGCTTCAGCAGAGGGGAGTCCGAGATTTCCTGCTCTGTGAACATGAACCTGTTTCATATTTAGTCCATACTTCTCAAATGTATTCAAGAAAGTATGCGGATCATCAAAATCAGAACGTGCGGTCAGAACAATGACCTTTGAATTGGGTAGATTTGAATAGGCTTTAAGAGTTTTTGCAGCCTTATCAATAGCACGTTGAATTGGAATAGAAGTCTTATTGAAAAGTTTAGCATCACGAAACTCAGTGAAGTCGTACGATTCACCCTTCTTGAGTTTGTATGTATTGAATTCTTTATTGCTCAGAGACTTCACGCGCTTCCCGTCTTTCACGACATGAACTTGTGCTTTAGTCTGGAATAGAGTTTCGTCAATATCCCAGACGGAAAGATTACCTAATTGTGGACGGATCTGCGAGAACTTTTGCATTCATTTATTTATACCACTCTGGAGTCTGTCGATTCTTCCATGTTGCGAATCGCTTCTTGTAGACTCGATAATAGTTTTTATATGCAGTGATCGAGTCTCCAGGAACCTTTACATCCTCTGGCATGGCTTGCGGCGGCTCGTTGAATATTCCAGTTCGAGGGATGTTATCAGGAGCGAAACTCAACTTCTGAATCACCAACGAGGACTTGTGCTGCTTATCGTTCGTGCCGCCGTAACGATGACGATATTCCTGACAGAGTTCAGAAGCCATATTCCAGAGCCATTGATAGTGATCGAAAGACTCACGAACCCAAATAGCAGAAGGATGATTCCAACTCACTGCATGATACATCGTATCTTCGCGATACTGATCTAACTTCCAACGATGAATCTTGCGATTATTTTTGCTTTTGTCGAAATAATGATTGCCATCTAAAATCCGATGAGCAGTTGACATCAACTGCGCATACTCAACGATCATCTTGACAACATGTTTGTCGCAATGTTCTTGAGCGCAGATTTTCGTATCACGATTTAGATAAAAGATATTCATGCG